CGGGGACACGTTCAATTAAACCCCTAAAAAACCAGTTAAAGCTCCATTCTAAAAGTTCGATTACCTTTAACATAATAGCCATATTTTTCTCTATCAGCATCAGTATAACTAGAAACACTATCGTGAGTAAAAAGAGGGAATTTAATATCAGCAACACAATCATTTACCCTTATGAGACCAACTATAGCTTTATATCCATCATCGAGTTCCATGGTATGTATCCTGCTCATAAGCTCGGAACATTCATGAAAATCTGCACCCAGTTTCCAAATAGACTTCTTAAGTTCAAGTCGCTTATCTGGAGCACATGCAGCTTCGGCTATACCAGGAAACTTGTCATTACAAATAATCATGGCAAGCTTGATCATCTCATGGGCCTTTTTATTAGGGCCAGCATCACATAAGAGACCAAAAAGTTTGAGATAGAACTGAACTCTCATATCTCCAACAGGTGCTATCCTGCCGGGTTTCCCGTGCCACCCATTAGCGTCTGTGCCCATCTTAGTAGCATAGGCATCAGTCTTTCTCCAAGGGTACACGAAATCCCAAACTTCCGCATCAGGGTGCAATGGATTTTGCTGATCATCATATTTAACAAAGTAACGTTGTAAGATGTGGATTCCTGACGATATAACATTGTCATTTTCAATATGGGTATAAAAGCGATCTTTATGAGCGCCACAAGGCCTAAACATCTGAGTTTCACCAGGTTTAAGTATGACACCATAAACTGCTAATTGCTTTGCTAAAACATCAGGAAAATCACCGTTCGGAGTACTAGTGACTAGATCGATGTCCTCTACGTCGATGACCATTACTACATCATCACCATAGAAAACCCAATCAATAGAAGCCAAAATCTCCTTAGGATCCTTATCCTTTGCTAAGCAAGTCTGAATTATAGCCATATGGAAAGACAAAATGGCCATCAAGGTATCACAATGACTAGTACCAAGATAACCACTCGCCATGATTCCCATCATCATGTAATATTTCCCTCCAAACCATTCAACAATCTTTGAGTTCACCCAAGCAAACTCTACAGAGAACATCTCAATAAATCGCTCTCTTTCAACCTCATCATGATAATCGCAGTAAAACAGCCTGAACATCAAGATAACAAATAGCAACGCAGGACTAAAACAAAAGTCTTGAGCAGAAATATCTGAGGTTATATAAACCCTACTATCTCGATATATTCTCCTATACCTTTGATTTTTACGCAATTGGCGTTGCCGCATCTTGGCATTCATGCCCGCCATATCATAAACGAGCTTCGGGTGAATCTCAACATCATGTCTAAGTTCAGCAGGATAATGCATCCAATCAGGATGATTGAGACCATACATAACATAATATGCTAAGGAAGACCAAATAGAAGTACCGATTAAACAACCTTTCCATCTCTGAAGACCAGACATAAACGGAAGCGTACAGAACTTTGAAACAATATCAGGAGCTAGACCCAACATAGCAGTAAGCCTAATCTTTCCAGGGGGGGTTAGCATATCTCTAACCTCAGCCTTAACACCATATGTATGAACAAATGGCGGAAGGAATGATTCAGAACGACCTATAGTATCCGATAAAAAAGTAAGGTAGTCCTTGACGATGCGTTGAGCATAAGGAGCATCTTCACGTTTAGTAAACTGATTAACGTTATAATGCTTAAATCCAACCCCAGCACTAGGGTTGAAACCCATGCAATCCACATCTCTAGGATCTACAGACACCTTCATTTTCCATTCAGAAATATTGAATCTAACAGCAAGAATCGAAATCACAGCACGAAATATTGTGGGATCGACTACATATTTCAAAGTTCCCTGACAAATTTTCTTTTGAAGAGCAAACAGATTTTCTTGAGTAGGTATAGTACTAACGTACGCACCGCCTACAAATGGAATATAGGCGGGATCAACCTGACTGACAGCATAAGTACATATCTTCCTAAATACATCACTTTGCTCAACCTTCTTAAAGAATCTAGTACAACTACTAGGACTCCTATGAGGAAAAGTAAGGACAGATATGGGAATGCACTTCTCACCATAAAGATTACTTAGTATATCATCAGGTGAGATCTCAGTGGGATCGGTAAATTCAAATACCTTCAAATTATGACACAATTGTTTAGCACACTGTATAAAGTCATCTTTGAGATCAGTAGATCTAGGGAGTTGAAAAAACAGCTCATCCTCCTTAATCTCAAAAGCACCAACTTTTAAATCATGGCGTGCATGAACAAGAACATGAGTATCATTAACACGAAAATCAAAATCTCTGCAACTTTCAAACATCTTTCTATCAGTTTTACGAATTCCTACTTTTCTTAGCACTTCGTAAAAAAGAGAACTTTTAGTCTTACCAGCCTCCAGGTAAGACAGAG